CAGTGCTTGTTGGGCACGATAACTGGCCATAAAGTTATCTTTTTCGCTGTAGATTATCCAGCCTCCAAAGGTAAGGAAGCATAGGAAAACAACAGTAAATAGGCGAAATGGACTTTCGCCTATGAACTTCAATAGTTCAAGAAGGAACTCTTTCAGCTTGTCCATCTACGTGTTCCTTGTCACACACAAATGCTGTTACTGCTACGTTGCCGTGTACATGGCTTGCTGTGCGAATCATGTCCATCAACGGGTCAACTGCAATCAACAATATCAACACAGCTTCGCTGGGTAGTTTTAACAAGTCACAAACAACTGCCACTGTGGCCACTGTGAGTATACCTGTTGTGCCTGCTGAAGCTAACCCAGCTAGTATACTACCAAACAACACCACCAACAAACCAGTAACACCCAAAGGAGCATCATAGATGTTGGCAATAAACACTGTGGCAATGGCATAGTAAACAATACTGCCAATACGGTTAACAGTGAAACTCAATGGAACTGTTAGTTCAACACCGCCCTTGTCAAAGTGCAGTTTGTGCAGGGCTTCCTGTGCGTATGGGATACAAGCCAAACTACTACGTGAACTAACAGCAACAATCAGCGTTTCTTTGGTTTCACGGATCACAGTCATTAGATCCAATCCTGAACGTTTCCAAATTACAATAGTGCCTAACACAACTACTAATAGGCCTCCAACAAACTGTTGGAACACAAAGTCAAACATGGTCAAGAATATACCCACACCAACTTTGCCAACTTGACTACTGATCATTGCCAATAATGCAAACGGTAGGAAGTAATTTAGGAACTTGAAAATGCTGATACTGGCCTGTTGAATGCTTTTCAGTATTTCAACCAGCATGCGTTGGCCGTCTGTTTTCAAGTGACCAAGTGCAACACCAAAGATCAAACAGAAGATCACAATCTTCAAACTTTCACCATTGTTCAGTGTGGCAAAGATATTTTCTGGAATAAACTTTTCAGCCATTTTGCCAGCGTTTACTGGTGCAGATGACGGCATTGGCTCATGCAAGGTAATGCTTAATTCAGTGCCAGTATCTTTGTTGTTGACCAGTGCCCCAAACTCAGTTTTCTTTTGTGGAGTCATTTCTGTGCCGGTGACCATCACAGTGCCCACGCCAATAACAGCGGCCAAGAACATGCTGCCCACAAAACCAATGATGATTTTGCGGATTAATTCTTGACTACCTTCTTTTTGTAGTAATCCAATGATACCAACTAGAATAGTTGCTAGTAAGAATGGCAGCACTACAACTTTCAGCAAACTGATATAGATACTGCCAATACTGTCCAAGCCCATACTGAACTCGGGCACATATACGCCACATGCTATACCTACAATAATTGAACCAAGGATAGTCCAAGGACTGGTTAAGAATGTTTTTAAGTGAGAGATCATTTTTTGTCCTTGTTTTCTGCTTTGTAGCGATCCATTAACTTTTTGGTGTCAATGTTGTTGTATTCATTTTTAATCACATAGTTCACAATGCTCAGCAATTGAATTGATTTTGGATGCACAGCAACAGCAATGTAGTCTGAACTGTCGGCGATTGTGATTGTTTTGGTGCTGATGGCAGCATCTGGTTTTTCAAAACTAATCTTCTTGATTTCAAATTCATCACGATAAGCGGCTGCGATATCGCCACGTGTGACTTTGTCAATGATCACATCCCATTTTTCTTCAGGAAGGAATTGAGCCTTGGGAAAATTGATACGAGCAAATGTGTCGTAACTGGAATTCTTGACAAAACTTATCTTGCCGTTGAAGTCACGGATAACTTGATATGTTTCTTTGCCTTGACTGTTTTGACTCAACCATAGTCGATTAACAATCAAACTTTGACGCAGTTTAACATATGGGTCGCTGAATCTCACAACCTGTAGTCTAGGACCAGTTACTGATAATTTGCTGACAGCAATGTCAGCACGGCCGTCACGCACCTGTTCTACCACTTCTGCAAAACTTTCTGCGTCTCTACGGAACTGCACTGGTACACCTAACAGTACACCAATTCGTTGTGCAATCTCAACGTCAAGACCTCGAATATTATCACCTTCTCCGGAGAAGAAAGGAGGAACATCTTTCTTGGTCATGGCCACCACTAGAACATTGGCTTTTTTAATTGCAGCAATGTCCGCGGGCAGTGGAACAGTTGATGTTGCGGTTTGTGCAAAGCTAGGGAATATAGCTAACACACTGAGAGTTAAGGATATTAATAGGTTTTTCATAATAGTATTTATACTATGAAAAGAAATTAAACTACCACATTATTACACTAAGATTACTGTCAAATACCCTTTGAAAGGGCAGTTTTGATACCTGCCAGCTTGCGTAAGCGGGTAATATCTTTGTCACCTGCCTCTTCTTTTTCTATTTCAGCGTGATGGTCATCGTGTGGATTGTTGCTTGTTGCAGTTTGTTGCCACTCTGATCCCTGTAACGTATTAACCTGCGGTTTACTATACGCAGTAGGTTCTTGCTGTGGACGCTGTGTCGCAATAGGTTTCTGTGCAACTTCTGGTTTTATAGGCGTAGTATCTTTAACTGGATTTTGTACCGGCTCTTGTTTTTCTATTTCAGTGTCAGGAGCGTTTTCTAATTTTTGAACTTCGGTAAGACTTTTGAGTAACGGCCCCATCTCAACAGGGTTACGCATATTGCCCGATTCTTGTATGTAAGATCTTAATTGGAACAACATTTCTGGATCCATTTTTTCTCTTACAGGTTTATTAGAATCTATAGCCTTTTTTACTTTTTTAACTTTGGCTGGAGTGCTGATATCACTTGCGGCAGCAACACCGGCAATTTGTGTTAATGGGCGACCAAACACTCTAAGCCTATGATTGCTATCTGTTCCTGGAGCCGCTACTTGTACAGAAACTTCTAAACGATAGTTCTGCAATGCTTGGTGTAGCGGCGGGCCGAACTCTAATTCTTTCCAAGATGTTTTGTCGTCGGGATTCAGTATAACAAGTGTTTGATCAACGTTGCCGCCTTGAGCGTGATGTATTATTCCGTTATATATGTCTGCAATGACTTGTTCTGCACTGGCAGTATCGCTTATTTTTTCCTGCAATAGGTCATTGGCCAATTGATATGCTTGGCCTGTTAACTTATACACTTGATCAACTGCGGCTTCCCACAAATTATCACGTTTAAGTGCATTGGTTGATTTTTTACTGCCCATGTCGGGCCATCCCTCTCCTGTTTCAGGACTCCATGGTTTAGGCATGCCTTCTTCCATGTATAAACTTGATATATCTAAATCTGGAATAAATCTTTGAAAGAATGTTGCTATAACAGTACCGCTTGATCCGCTGTCTTGACCGAATTGCTTAACATCATTTACTTTTAAACTTAATAGTTGTTTATACTTACCAACACTAATTTCCAAATCTGCCTTTGTGCCTTTTTGTTCAGTTACACCGTCGGTTTTGATAATAATGGCATTACCGGGATAGGTATCTGCTTCCTCTAATGCTTTTAAAACTTTGCTAGATTCATTCACATAGGCTGCACATGCTTCTACTTTCCTATCCAATCCGTCTACGCCTTTTGGAAATTTACTGTATAATTCACTTTTATTAGTAATATATTGAACGATAATTTCATTGTTGCCAGGTTTATTCAATGCTGTCATTTGAATCGGACTTTGTTCATCACGTGATCCGTCTGTAATTTCAAATCCACTAGTAGTAGGATTGTTTACAAATTCTTCAAGAGCATTTAATACATCACTTGCACTGATATTTTCTTTGCTTATAAATCTAGCATATAGTGCTGCACCTAAAATAGTTTCAGCAACTTCGCCTTCATTCCAAGGTTTCTTTTCCGATCCTGCTTCAGACTTGCCGCCTTTAATTTCTGCACTTTTATGAATGTATTTGATAGGAACCACTAATTTTTTCGGAAGCAATGTAACAGCAGTATTTTCTATACCTGCCACTAATTCCCGTGCAGTTAATTCGCCAGTTTCGCTATTATCTTTAAGCAGTTTTAATAAATCTTTTACTGTTTCTTTGGAGCGGGCGTCTAAATGTTGCCCAGCCAATCTTTCGCCCTGGGCACCTACTCCAATATCTTTTGCTGTGAGCAGATTTTTTAAGTAAGTGGGCCAACTAGAAGTGGATGATTTTTGAAGAGTCGACTCGGCTAAAATTGGCTTGATAAATTCATTAAATCGCATAGTTTAGTATTTAGCGAATCTCAGGGAACAAACATTCCTGGATGAAAACACGTACATCTTCTTCACTTAGTCCTAAACTAACCATAACTTTGGGTGTATGTGGATTTTGCTTTTGATTTTCACAGTAATAGTTCTGTGATTTTGTAGTATCATTGGCTGTTTTATTAGTTTCACCCACTGTTTCCAAATAATGATTGACTAAGATATGTGCCAAACTTGTAATCTGCTTTAGTTCAGTTTCGTCACTTACATTGCCTGCGGCCACCATGTGCTCACTGAAAATACGCTCTGCCCACTCTGGCAATTTACGCTTTTTGTTCCAATCATACCGAGCAATTTCTTCGCCAAAATATTCAATCATAGGGTGTTCCGAATCGCCAGCTGGACTGTAGTCGATAAAACATCCTGTAATCTTGTTCTTACCAGCAATTACGTCAAATCCAAAGATCGGTGCAGGATTGTGTGTGTATGGAAAAATACAACAATGCATCATCCACAGGCCTTTTGATTCACGAGCATCTACTACATCAATGTGTGCTCTTCGATATATACTACTTTGCCATACCTTGTTTACCCACCCAGGCTGGTTAAACCGATCCATTCCTGGTTCGTTGATGATACTGCCTGTTGCGTAAAATTGTTGTTCAAAGTATTTTTGAATACCTATTAAAGTGTCCCAGACATTACTCTCCATGATAGAGATCTCGCATCATCCTAATAGCGTATTCAAACGCTACACGAGCTTCGTCTCCAAGGTCGTCTGTAAGTAACTCACGAATGGCTGCTTTCATTGCATCTGCATTTTCAAATTCATAAAACTTGCCGCTACTAATATGTGCCACTTGTTTCTTAATGATCTGTCCACCAAACAAGTCGCCCATGTGACGACAATACAAGTGTGCTTTAATAAGGTGCTTGTGTGCTGGATCATTACCAACTGAGTGTAAGTATGCTTGATACTCTAATGTAGCATTAGTTAAGTAGTAATATGAACCGTCATCTAATTCCATAAAATCTGCATGGATAGCACGTAAGCGTGGCAAGTCTGGTATTGTGTCAAGAAATCCTTGACGTTTGCAATACCATTCAATAGGATCATAAATTGCTAACAAATTATATAGATAGTTTCTATAATCTTCTTTGCCAATTTTGCCGCTTAATAGCATTTTAGCAAATGTTGTTGTCTCTGCCTCGTGATGGAGGTCTTTGGTGATTTCGCGTAGGCTCATTCTTCTTCCAATTTGATTTGAAGCGGGTGGCCGTTTGTACGTGCTTGATTAGTTGTTTCAACTGCTTTGGCTTCGGCAATTTCAAAACTGTATATGCCGGCAATGCCGCTACCAGTTTCATGTACTTCCAGCATGACTTCTTTTGCAGTATCCGCTGTGTGTTTAAAAACTTCCATCAGCATGGAGATTACAAAATCCATAGGAGTACTGTCGTCGTTGAGTAGAATAACTTTCCAACGCTTTGGTTCACTTACTACTACTTTGATTTTCTCGTCCAGCTGAATATCTGTGCCTGCCATTTAGTTCTCCAAAGATGGGGGAATTTCTTCCCCCATTGTTATTTACATTATTTAATTTTGATTTGACGTGGTTTTAGTGCTTCGGGAATAATACGCTCAATTTCAATCTTAAGCATGCCATCCTTGACTTCAGCACCTCGAACTTCCATATACTCTGCAAGAGTAAACGTCTGTTCAAAATCCCTAGCTGCCAAACCACGATGTAGATATTCTACACCCTCGCTAACAGAAGCTTTCTTACCTGTGATATACAGTTGATCTTGATCAACCTCCACAGTGATTTCTTCTTTACTAAAACCAGCAACTGCTACCTCAATACCATAATGTGTATCGCTATACTTTACAATATTGTGTGGCGGGTAATTGCCGTTTACATTAGCAAATTGATTGTTAAAATAACGATCAAATCCCACAAGTGCCCTGCTAAGATTAGCAAGTTGGGCTGTGTCTACAGTTCTTAGTTGTGTCATAATTTTCTCCTTTGATTAAGCAAGAACTTTGCAGGACCCCGAAGGCATCCTGCTTGTTTACATTATATTACTTTTTGTCTGCAGGGTCAACCTCAGTGAAGGCTGCATCCACAGTAGTTTCACCACTTTCAGCTTGTGGTGCATTTTTAGCCTGTTCTGCGGCTTGCTTTTTAGCAATCACAGGACCGGCTGCTTCAAAGAATGCAGTCATTGAAGTAGTAATAGCTTCTATATCTTCTCCGCTGATAGCAGTTTCGACTGCGGTCAGTGCAGTTTCGTAGGCAGTTTTTTCTTCTTCAGACAACTGATCCTTGAATTCTTCAAAGTCTTTCTTGATGCTGTGTGCTGTTGCTTCTGCATTGTTACGTGCATCAATCAGCTCACGTGCTTTTTTATCAGACTCTGCATTTTCTTCTGCATCACGTACCATGCGTTGGATCTCAGCTTCTGTTAAGCCGCTATCCGATTTGATAGTGATTTTGTTTTCTTTGCCAGTGTTCTTATCTTTGGCACTGACATTCAAAATACCGTTGGCATCGATATCCAGTGTGACTTCAATCTGCGGCATGCCACGCATTGATGGTGCAATACCCTCAAGATTAAACTCACCAAGGATTTTATTATACTTGAACAGTTCACGCTCGCCTTGAGCAACTTTAATAGTCACAGCTGGTTGATTGTCTTCTGCTGTTGA